TGCTCGGAGGTGGAGAGCATAGACGAATGACTAAGGGTAATAGACCACACCTCAAACCGATGGTCGCTAAAATAGATTTTGATCCGTTACAATGATGTATTTATTTGTCGAATCTATTGCCACACTAACCGCTATAATTTCTATTTATCTTTATGGGAATGGTTGGAAGTATTCTGGATACTTTGGGTTGTTCTCACAATTTTGGTGGATTCTATTTACCTACATCAATGACCATAAGACTCTTTACTTTCTCTGCCTGTGTATGTGCATTACCCATATCCGCAACATAAGGAAAATGAATAAATGACATTTACTTGCGAAGAATTAAACCAAGCAACAAATCTGGATGGGGTCGATTATAAATTTATTCCGTTTCATTATACGCATCTCAAGATGATGGAGTTCCGAGAGTCCGAACATTCTCTCATGAACAGCTTTGTAGATTACGAAGAAAAAATAAAAACGTGTCCGATGGAGGGGTTGTCATTTAGTGGAGTATCCTTTGGAGACATTGCCTGTTGTTTTGGCATACTGCCTTTATGGGAAGGAGTATATGAGGCATGGATGTTACCATGTAAAGACCTAACCAAAAATAAATTTAAGTTTCATAGAGCAAGTCTCAAGTTTTTTGAATACGTTGCAAAACGCTTAAATATTCATAGATTACAGATAAATGTTAGTAGTCAGAATTGCCTAGCATACAAATGGGCTAAAAAGTGTTACTTTACTGAGGAAGGATTGTTACGAAAGTTCGGTCCAGATAAAACTGACTTTTATATTATGAGTCGATTGTTTAACGATAAGGAGTAGATATGGGCGGATTTTTTTCACCACCAAAACCAAAAGCACCTCCAGGTCCTTCTAAGGCGGAGCTTGATGCGATAGCTCGTAGAGAAAGACAGGCGGAGCAAACTAAAGCCAGAGAATCTAGAGAGATTGCAGCTCGTAAAAGAACGAGACGTGGTTCTCAAGGATTAATGACAGCCTTTGTAGGTAGAAGACCAGAAGATCAAGGAGGTCAACAGACCCTCGGTCCAAGTAGGAATCCAAGAGACTATGGCTAAAAAATATATTAGAAACCCTAAAAAAAGGAGAGACGATGCCAAAAGTTATGTACAAAACTAAAGATGGTATGAAAACCAAAATGTTTCCGTACAATAAATCTGGGGTAGATCAAGCCAAGTCATTCGCCAAGTTAGTGAATGGTAAGGTTGAAATGTCTATGAAAAACTCTAAGATGAAGTATGCTAAAAAAACACAAAAATCCTAAAGGTGGTTTGACTCAAGCAGGCAGAGATTACTTCAAGAGAAAAGAGGGAGCTAATCTAAAACCACCTGTTAAGAAGGGAGTAAATTCGAGACGTGTAAGTTTCGCAGCTCGCTTTGCAGGAATGAAAGGTCCTATGAAAAACCCAGACGGAACACCAACCAGAAAAGCACTAGCCCTACGAGCATGGGGTTTTAGGAACGAAGAGTCAGCTCGTAACTTTGCTAACAAACATAAGAAGGCATAATGACAAAAACTATAAACATGACATACGAAGACTTTATAAAAACAAGTAGAACAGGTCTTAAAAAAACTATTACAGGATTAGGTCCACTTGGATATTTAGTGCAGGGTAAACAGTTTGATAGAATGTTTAGTAATTTAGAAAAAGATGTTCAAAATAAAATGCGGACGAATCAAGTGCAATTTGTAGGCTCAAGCAACAGACCAAGAGGAAGAGCAAATTTAAGGGTTAAAAGACGTTCATTAATGAAAGCTAAGAGGACATAATGGCAAAACTAAACGCTCAACAACTAAAAAGAAAATACGATTTAAGTAATAGTCATAAGGATAATTGGAGATCAATTTACGAAGATGCATACCGCTATGCTTTACCTATGAGAAACCTCTACGATGGGTACTACGAGTCCAATACACCAGGTCAAGATAAGATGGCGAGAGTGTTTGACTCTACTGCTATAGATAGTACGCAAAAATTTGCAAATAAATTACAGAGTGGTTTATTCCCACCTGCTACTCAGTGGTGTCGTCTAGTGCCTGGTTCTGAGATACCGAAAGAAAGGCAAATAGAAACGCAACAGATTTTAGATGGCTATAACAACAGAATGTTCGATATAATGCGACAATCTAATTTTGACCAAGCTATGGGCGAATTTCTTCTTGAACTCAGCATTGGCAGTGCGATCATGCTGATCCAACCTGGAGACGAAGTGACTCCGATTCGTTATACTGCTGTACCGACATTCTTAGTTACCTTTGAGGAAGGTCCATTCGGCACTGTTGATAAAGTCTATAGAAGAATGAAAAAACCTTACGGAGTATTAGATCAAGAATTTCCAGATGTAAAAATACCCCAAGATATGAAGAACAGTTATCAAGGTCGAGAAAGCGAGATGGTTGAGCTGATCGAGGGTACTTACTACGACAAGGATACAGGTAAATATCATTATCAGATTGTTGATTATAATGGAAAGCATGAGCTTGTTTATAGAGAGTTAAAATCATTTCCTTGGGTGGTAGCACGTTACATGAAAGCTGCTAACGAAAGATATGGTCGAGGACCTGTACTTACTGCCTTACCAGATATTAAAACATTGAACAGAGTATTAGAACTTACACTTAAAAATGCTTCACTAACTATTGCAGGAGTCTACACCGCAGTAGATTCTGGAGTTTTGAATCCTGGCGCAATAAACCTAATTCCTGGTGCGATCATACCTGTCAACAGTAACGGAGGTCCTAGAGGAGCTGACCTACAACCATTACCAAGAAGTGGTGACCCTCAGTTATCTCAGATTGTGGCGAATGACTTACGGATGAATATTAAGAAAATTATGTTAGACGAATCTTTGCCACCAGATACTATGTCAGCTCGAACTGCACTTGAGGTTGCCGAGAGAATGAAACAACTATCGCAAAACTTAGGAGCTGCGTTTGGTCGATTGATTAATGAGACTATGTATCCTGTAGTAAGAAGAACTCTAGAAGTTATGGATCAACTCGGTATTATCCAATTACCACTGAAGGTAAACGGACTACAAGTTAAGGTACAGCCGATTGGTGAACTTGCTATGGCGAGCAATATGACGAAAGTAAATCAAGTAATGCAATACGCACAGATAGCTAGTTCGTTAGGACCAACAGGCCAGATGACTATTAAGGTAGAACAAATTGCCGACTACATTGCGGATGCTATGGGAATACCTGCGGATATTAGAACTACTTACGAAGAGAGAATGCAGATGCAACAAGTTATGGCGGAGCAAGCTCAGATGATGGCTCAACAGCAACAAGCTCAGCAAGCACCACCACCACAGGAAGAACAGTAATGAATTTTAATTATGGTGGATATGATCCACAGCTATGGAGGGCAAAAAAAAATGAAAGTAACAAACGAAGAACAAAAAAATATAAATAGTCCAGGTTGGGAAGGCTTAGATGCAACACCTAACCCACATCAAAAGATAGAACCTACTGACTTGGATAAATTATATCAACGAGTTTTTTCATCACAAGATGGGAAAAAATTACTGATACATCTCAAGGACACATACCTCGACACTCCAACTTGGACACCTGGGTATGATAATAGCTTTGGATATTATAGAGATGGTCAGAATACGATTATAAGAGAAATAATAACCAGAATAAGGAGGGCTAATTATGATCGAAAATGAAGAAGTAAAACAAGAAGAAGAACAACCTACACCACAACCAGAAGAGTCAAAAGGCTTGATGGCTGATGCAGAACAACAAGCAGAAGAAGTGGTTGAGGATGGAATGCCTACAGGTAAACAAGAAGATATCTATGACGGAGAGGATTTAGAAAACCTTGAGTTTACGAGACCAGAAACATTTCCAGAAAAATTCTGGCATGAGAAGGATGGTCCAGACGTTGAAGGTTTAGCCAAGGCATACGGAGAACTAGAAAAGAAATTTCACTCTGGTAATGGTAAAGCTCCTAAAGAATATAGCTTAGATAATATTAAGGAACTTGGCTTTGCGGAGGATGATCCTGTGGTCAATACTTTTAAGGAGTGGTCTAAAAATAACAACGTACCTCAAGATGCCTTTGACGAACTCGCAGGTAAGATTGCTGAAATGGGTATGCAAGCTCAACAGGATGAAGAGATACATATCCAAGAGGAGAAAACTAAACTCGGTGAGAATGCCGACAATATTATTAACTCTAACGTCAAGTGGGGTAGGGGGTTAGTTAACAAAGGTATGTTATCTGAGGATGATTACAATGAACTTGAAGTATGGGGAGGCACAGCTTCTGGTCAGAGACTTCTCAATAAATTTAGAGGCATGATGGGAGAACGTGAGATACCGACTGCTACAGTGGAAGGTCAGCGAATGGATGAGGAAGAATTAAAATCCTTAGTTGCCGATCCTAGATATGGAACTGATGAAAGATTCCGTAAAGATGTAGAACGTAAGTTTGTGGAGTATTACGACAAAAGATAGATGAAAGAAGAAAAGCCGAAACATATAATCCCTCTACGAGACTGTAGGGGGTCTCGGTTTCCCAATAAAAAGCGAAGGCTTGTTGAATATAAAAACCCTGTAGTTTACTACGGAAAAAGTTCGACTTGAAAATAATCTAAAAAAAAGTTATAAATAAAGTATTAACTTACAACCCTAATCTAGGGCAAGTTTGGCTACTCAGAAATGAGTCGTTGCAAGAACGTAATCTTGTAGCCAAGGCTGAATTTTTTCAATAACCGATAGGCGATTAGTTTTTTATATTTAACTTTAATAAGGAGTACAAATGAGTACAGGACTATCAACTGCATTTATCACTCTCTTTGAGGCTGAAGTAAAACAAGCCTACCAGGGTGAAGCAGTACTAAGAAATGCTGTACGAATGAGAACTAATGTTAATGGTTCAACTGTAAAATTTCCTACTATCGGAAAAGGTGTATCTCAAGTAAGAACACCACAAACAGACGTTGTTCCGTTAAACACTTCATTCGGATCAGTGACAGCGACTATGACAGATTACATAGCTGCTGAATATAGCGATATTTTCGACCAAGCAAAAGTGAACTTCGATGAGAGACAAGAGTTGGCTCAAGTTGTTGGTAAAGCGATTGCTAGAAGAGAAGATCAAATAATAATCGATGTAATGGAAGCAGCTTCTCCAGGCACTACGATTGCTAATACAGTTGTAACTTCTGGTTCAGCCGCAGCTTCTGACTTGAATATTGGTAAAATCATTGCAGCTAAGAAAGCTCTTGATGCAGCTAATGTTCCTCCAAGCGACAGACACGCAATTATTCATGCGAACAATCTCGCAGGTCTTCTTGGCGATGAAAGGGCAATTAGTGGCGATTTCCAAAACATCAAAGCACTTGTCGCAGGTGAGCTTAACACTATGATGGGCTTTCAGTTTCATATTGTAGGTGATAGAGACGAAGGCGGCTTAAATCTTGATGGATCAAGTGACAGGAAAACTTTTTTCTTTCATAAGTCATCTACAGGCTGTGGTGTATCAGTAGCACCTAAGGTTGAGGTGAACTATATACCGGAAAAAACGTCCTTCCTGGTAAGTGCCATGTATAGTGCTGGAGCAGCGGTTATTGATACTGCCGGTCTAGTTCAAGTAACTTGT